TCAAAGTTTCCCCTTTTTTTCTAAAACCTGAACTACTCTCGGTCGGTTGTACCTTTGAATTATTACGAAAATACAATCGAATAGTGCAGACAATACAGCAGTTATTAAAAATACCCAAAAAGCACCAAAGGGAATAGCAAACAATAAAGATGTAAAGCATAGTGCAACAATCAATTCGTGTACTGCCTCTGCGTGGCACATATTATTTACAACCTCATCAGCATTATGAATTTTTAAAGAAAATTCATTAGGATTGTAAGTAAAGATGAAAATATAACTTTTCCATTTTTTTACTTTTAAAAAGTTATATAAATTCTGTTCACAACTTTTAGGCTGAAACCATTTGCTTTTGTAGTTGTATTTTTTGCGAAAAAACGTCAAAAGAATAACCGGAGATGCAAAGCGGATAAGAAAGTGATAAGCCACAATTCCAAAGGTAATAGCAACACTTTTTAACCAATTAACGGAAAAATAACAGTAAAAACAGGAAAATACCAAACAAAGCACAATCGCTATTATTAGGATAGTTACCATTGTCTTTTGCATAGGACTGTAAAACCGAACTTTTCCTTTTTTCATACTTAACCTCAGTAATTATATTTAAGTGATTTACCTTATATATTCCAAGTGTGACCGCAATTTTGACAAACGGCTTTCCGCTTTGTCTTATTTACAGCTTTTTGCTTGTGTGGAATAAATATCTTTGCAAAAAGTGCCGGAGCGGTGAGGCATAGCCATTTAAACGGAATCCACCACCAACCAATACATAGCCACCAAAGACAACCGTGATGTGAATTTTTTAACTTAACTTCATTGACAACCTGAATTGACACGTTGTCACTGCCACATCTCATACATCTCATAATCTCACTCCCTTATTATTAAAATTTTGTTCTTACTCAACATATGTTCCTTTGAATTAGGAATTAACCTACGTTAGTTTCTAACTCGTTATGTATAACAGGGCTAAAATCCTAAAAAATAGGTTCTTTATTTATGTTTCTATTATATTATATTTTAATTAAAATAGGAAGAGGTAATAAGCACAAAATTGTTGCAAATTCTGAGGAGAGTGGTATAATAAAATCAGGAAGTGATGATGTGGGTATTTCTATTGAAGTTGATAAGTTTACACCTTGTCTTATTGAAAGAGCAACAGGAAAGATTGTCAACACAGAGTACAGCATTGCTACTCTAAAAGAATTAACAAATATCAAAAAGAGTGGTTGGAATTTTGATTGGCTATCCGATGACTTAAAAGAATCAACAATATACAAATTGACACTTGAAAATGATGATGATATTCAGGGGTTGATTGCTGTAACAGATTTTCCTAAAGATAATGCAGTGTATATAAATTTGGCAGAAAGTGCACCGAATAACTTAGGAGAAAATAAGAAATATGAGGGCGTTGGTGGTCATTTATTCGCCATAGCAGGAAAACACTCAATAGATAAAGGATATGGTGGTTTCTTGTTTTTAGATGCAAAAAATTTTGAGTTGGTAGAATACTATCACAAAAAATTTGGAGCAACTTTATTAGGTATGCCTCATCAGTATAGAATGTTCATTGACGAAGATAACATCCAAAAATTATTAAAAATATATACTTTTAAAGGAGGAAAATAGATATGTCAGAACAAGAAATAAAAAATATGATAGAATTAGATGAACTTGCTGAAAAGGCGGGTGGTTTTGTTTCGAGTGTTGAAAACAACAATGTCCATTATGATTACAGAAAAATAAGCGAATATTGCAAAGAAAAGGGTATTGAACCTATTGATTTGACAATTCGGGAACTTAATCGCTTTATTATTCAATAAGCTTAATTTATAGCACTTTGCTCAAATGCAGAGTGCTATTTTATATTAAGCTTTATTAATTTCAATATTCTTTTTCATTTTTCTATAATGTAAAACGGCAATTACTATAGAAACAGCTGTAAATAAAATCGATAAAGATACACAAATAATAGAAACTATTATATTTGTAGGCAAAGTCGAAACAGTGATGGCAATAAAAATTGCCAAAAGAATAATTAAACAAGAGAATAGATTTTTTAAAAAATTAAAATAACAGTTTAAAAAGCTATATTCATTGTTTTTATAATGATTTTCTATTGTGTAATTGTCAACTTCTATTTTAGGTTTAGAATATGTGTATGTAATGTCATTATATTTTGATTTTATATAACGAAAGGTGACAGTAGTATCGTTAGTTGAGTTTACATTGAATGTGCTTGTGTTAACCACAAAAGGTTCAACATTTTTAAGCCAATGAATATCTTGTGTAAAAATTAATCTAAAAATCGCCTGAATAGGTGAAGTAATAATAAATAAGAGGATTTTCCAAAATGTATGGTTGTTCTTATCAGGGGTTTCAGTAATATTTATATTGCAATTACTGTTGTCAGATATTTCAAAAACAGCAGATTTATCAAATTCATCAATTATATGTGATTGATTATTTACGCATATGTTAAAGGATTTACCTTCAGGAATGTTCCCGTTAATTGTTAGTTTCATATAGCACCTTATATTGTTAAATTTTTATTTAAATAATTATATCATAGGAAGTGTAACGATTCAATAATAAAATATTACGATAATTTTGCGGAGGACAAGTATATTGCTATAGGATAAAACTTAGCTTTCGCCTGTTGTGTCCACGTTTAGTGGAAGTGTATCATCAACGCACCTTCCTAAAAATGCTCCACAGGAGCATTTTCTTAACGGTCGGCTTCAAATCCCTTGTCCTTTTTTTAAAAAACAAAAGCACCCAAGACCCGTAGTCTTGAGTGCTTTTGTGGCGGAGGACAAGGGATTTGAACCCTATACCTTTTGCTATTTAAAGCCAAAATTTCGGTATTGACAACTTTTTGACAACTGCACCAAAAAAATATCAAATATTTTCATATAAAATTTTAGCCTTTTCAAGGTTGTTTTTTTCATCAATATGAGTATATATATCAGCTGTTGTTGAATACTGAGCGTGTCCTAAAATATGCTGTGCTGACATTGCGTCAACACCTTGCTCTTTAAGTTTAGTTGCAAAACCGTGTCGCAACATATGAGGGGTTAATTCAGTAAGATTTGTTTCTTTTTGATAATTTAACCACATTCGGTAAAATCTCTTGTTGGTGTAGATATTACCGTTAATATCAGAAAATACATAATCAGAATTGCTTTGACGTTTTTTCGCTCGCAATAATTTAGTTAAATCCTCAGTGAGAAACACCTTGCGTATTCCTGATTTAGTCTTTGGCTCTTTTATTTCAGGTTGGTTTGGTTTCCAAAAAACAGAACGCCTAACAGTAATACACTTGCTTTTGAAATCAATATCTTTCCACATCAGACCGCAACACTCACCACGTCTTAAACCAGTATTTAAAATGAAGTATGCTAAAAATCCACCGTCAAACTCTATGGATTTATTTACAATTTTAATTTCTTTTGTTGTAGGTGCTCTCCTGCGTTCTCTCTTTAAGCTTGAGGGTAGTTTTGCACTTTCAGCAGGATTGTAATTGATGTATGCTTTTCGTTGAGCATAGCCTAAAATAAGGCAAACTACAGACAAGTAGCCTTTTTGTGTTTTGTATGCCCAACTTTTAGGGAATTGAGCTATGTAATTTTCAACGTCAGGAACAGTAATTTTTTCAACTAATGTATCGCCGAAATACTCTGTGGCTCTTTTTGCCCTTGGCTTATAAATGCGATAAGTGTTGTAGGCAAGCTCCTGTTCTGCTTCAATTTCCCATTCTTTAGCTACTTCTGAAAATGTAACACCGTCAGTTTCAGGATTGTATTCAGCTATTTTTTGGGTTATTTCTTTTTTGGTTTTACCGTAAAAGTATTTTGTCTTGCCGTTTATAACTATTTTTTTGACGTATCTTCCGTCATTCCTTTTTGTAAATTCATCATTTTTAACCGCTGAACCACAGTAACAGCAAAAACGGCTGTTATCAGGTATAGGTTTTTTGCATTTTTTACATTTCATATTGTACCTACTTTCTTAAAAAATGGTGCAAAAATCCCTTGTAACTTTAATCTTGAAAAATTACAAGGGGTATGATACAATATTATTGCGTTTTATCGTATCATTGCACCTTGTGTAGTGATTAGCTCTCAGATACCGCCATATCTGAGGGCTTTTTTTATTTGTCTTTATTTAAGAAATGAAACCATATCCTTATATCCGCTTTTAATACCACCTTCTACCTTGAGAACTGTATATTTAGCGGTATTGTGTAGTGGTAATCCATCTTTCCCCAAGTCAACCATTATTTCAAGCTTCGCTGTAATATAGTCACCTGCGTGTATTGATTCGCCGTTCTTGATACTGCTTAAAAAGTTATCGTCAGTAATCCTCGCTTCAATAGTTTTATCATTGTATTTAAAAGACCAAGCGGAATTTCCCAATAAATCAGCTTTTTTTATAAGCAAATCAGCGTTAATTGTGCTTTTTTTACAGTATGTATCTTCAATAGCGATAGGCTTACGTATTTCTTGTAAATCCTCAGTATTATAATAAGATTGTCCAGATGATGTATTAAAAGAAAAGCCTTTACCATTACTACTTATATCATTTGAAATATTAACAACAAGATTATCGATATTATAATTGTTTATAACAGCTCCACTTGATTCGTTTACTACAATACTTTGACCTTCGTTATCGGTTAATTGGATTTTTCCTTTTTCAACAGGCTCAATTTTTTCAGCTTTTTTTCCTTTTAAAAACTTCTTTATCTCAAAAAATCCTTTAACTGTGCCTATCATAACTGAGGCAAGTTGAGTAACTTCCGATGCGTGGTGTATGAGGTCCTCTCCTAATTCGCATACAGCAGAAAAATCAATTTGAAAACTACCTTTTTCAAATGCGGTTACATTCATTTTTAAATATGCTTCTGGCTCAACCTCTTGGGCAGCCAACTTTGTTAATGTAGCCATGTTCTTTAATATGTTTGATAGTAATGTAGCGTCTATAGCATTATCACCATCAATATGTAAAGCAAATTTTTCTTCACTCTTCATTAATTTCACATCCATTTATATCACCCTATCTTATTATAAAACATTCGTTCTATAAAATAAATAGTTTTATTATAATTTTTATATACCAAATGTGACCGCACTTTTTATATAACTGGTGGGTTCTTTTTTGGAGTTGGTTTTTTAACATCAACAAAAAGCTCCTAAAATAAAAAACTCTTGGGTTCGACACATCCCGTATGGTGGGAGGTTTACTGCCAAGAGTTTACATTTACAAATAACTGTAACTTAGTTACAGTGTTATTATATTCAAAACCTTGGCAAAAATCAATGCAATTAATGCAATTTCTAAAAAATTGGGTATTTTTATAAAAATTTATTTATATATTATGCAAATTGCACAATATCATTAAAATATACCGATTTATAAAAATAAGTGGTTTTATTAAATTTATATAGGTTTGCTGACCTCTTTGACTAAGCCGATTATTTTAATTTTATCTATGTTTTCCCCCTCAAATCTTTGTGTGGGGTAATTCAAATTTGTAGGTTGTAATTCTATCCAATTGGGACCATAGTTTACTTTTCTAATAACAGCTTCACTGTTGTTTTCAATTAATACAACGGCAATTTCACCCATACATACCATATTTTGTTTATGTACTAACACAATAGATCCTGACTCAATTGTAGGCATCATACTATCGTCTACTACTCTCATTTTAAATTCATCATTATCTAAAGGGCTGTCAGGTCGTGATGTAACAGTTTTGCTTGCTAAACAAATACTTATAAGTGCAAGCACTGCACATACCACACACCAAGTTGACCAAATATATAAATCTTTATATGTATTAGCGTTTGTGAAACCAATTAAAGAAGCTATACCAAAGATTATTAACAAAGCTGTGCCATTACCTGAGCTTGGAATTTCGTGCGATATAATTGATTCAATTCCACCTGTGAGCATTAAAAGAGCAACCAATATACCAGCCGCCCCGGAAATGTTTTCGCTTTCAGCCATCGCTTGTAAGCATCCTACAGTACAGCCTTGTAATAGAACAAGTACAGAAAATATTATTGATAGAATTCCGGATACAAATCTCCAAGTTTTCATAGTAACAACTCCTTTGTAAAAAGCCATATTAAGGGGCTTTTCTATTTATTTTTAAACTTAATTTTTTTGTATTAGTTTTGATAGGTAGGTTCTGTCCCAAAGCAAGACACCGTTTTTATTAGCAAGCTCAATTGCATTATTTGTGAAAGTGCTGTTTGTAAGTACTACAGCAACATGACAATCATATATAGACTTACTGGCAATTACTTCCTGTATCGCAGTAATTCCAACAGGATTACTATATTTTTTACACTGTATTGCGTATCTAACTCCTTCTTTAACTGCAATTATGTCTGCGCCGTAATCGTTGCTTGCTTTTGTTACTTTTGTATCTTGAAAACCATTCTTTTTTAATAACTCACTACAATATGACTCAAATCCATATCCATCAAGTTCATTGTCTATATATTCTAAATCATTATATTGTTTAATTTCCTTTTTGTTTTCTACAATGTCATAAGGTTTATAATAATATTTTTTTGGTAAATTAACCCAGTCAATATATGTCATCAATACATCTCTTGGTCTTGCCCCTTGATGAGGTCCTACTACACCAAGAGTTTCCATATCATCTATCATTCTTCCGGCACGAGCATAGCCTATGTTAAGACGTCTTTGAATCATTGAGGTAGATGCTTGTCCGGTTTCAATTACAACCTTTATAGCTTGTTCTATTTCGTCACTTACATCAATATCTTTAACACTAATACGATTTGATAAAATTTTATCTTTGCAATCTGTCTTAATAAAGTTGCAATTATACACATCCATTCTATCGATGTATGGTGATAAGTTGTTGAAAAAATCCTCATATATGGCTTGTTTTTCTTTATTTGTTTTATATTCTATGGCAATAATGTAATACTGTTGGCAATACCTATTTAAAAACATTTTAATAGATGTTTGCTCTTTTTGTTTTACACTTTCTAATGATTCACTTGGGGATTGTCCGGAAAAATTAACGAAAGGCTCATATTTTACCAATAATTCAGCAAGTGCAATTGTCGTATCAAAACAGTTAAAATATTTATCAACATCAGTAGTTGTATTAACCGTTTCAATATTTTTTTGTATGTCATTTAAATATCTTTGAACACGCTCATTTGCAAAATTTTGAAGTTGTTGTTCGGAAAATTTAAGTTTGTCAGGTGAATCTGAAAAAAGCAATTTTTGCAATTCCAACAAATGCTTTCTTTTGCCGAAATCAAATAATACCATAAGTATACTCCTCTGAATTAGTAATTATCCGGCGTTAGCTTCCAACTCGTTATGTATAACAGGGTTAAAATCCTCAAAATGATTTAATTGAATATGATTAATTTCGTGTTTAATAGTCTTTTTCTGCGTTATATCAGATAGTCTATTGTTTATATACACATTATAATTGCCGTCTTTATCTATTGTTGTAACACCTTTCACTTTTACTGGAAGAGCTATACCTCTAACAAAAATATCATACATTCACTATCGTCCTTTATTACTAATCTTTCTTTAATGCTTCAATGATTTTTACTGCTTGCATAACATCTTCTTTGGTGGCTCCTTTTGCAAGGCTAAAAAGCATACGCATTTCTTCTCTGTTTTTTAGTTCCTCAAGGTATTCATTTAACTCGTTATTCAACTCAGCGGAAGATTTAGAATCTGTCAATGTATTCATATCTACATTGAAGAAATCTGCAATAGCTTCTAAGGTTTCAAGGTTAGGCTCTCTTGTACCACTTTCATACATACTTATAGTGCTTTTAGCCAAACCTAATTTTCTACCGAGTTCTTCTTGATTTAAATTTGCTTTTAATCTTAATTCTTTTAAAACGTTTGAAAACATATATTTCCCCTCCGTTCTGATATTTAAAGAATATCACGCAACGTGAAAAAAGTCAAGAAAAAATTTTCACAAAATGTGTTGACAAATATGAGTGAGTATGATATTATGTAGTTGTTCACAAAACGTGGACTATAAGGAGGTGAAATTATGAAGCCCGATTTAATAGGACAAAGAATTAAAACTTTAAGGGAATCAAAGAAAATTTCAAGAGAGGACTTTGCAAAAGCCGTTGATATAAGCATTTCTGCATTATCTATGTACGAAACAGGGCAGAGAATACCACGTGATGAGGTTAAATTGCGAATAGCAAGAAAGCTTGATACATCTATTGAGGCTCTTTTTTTTGCTGATTAAGTTCACGAAACGTAAACTTATAATTTGATTAACAAATTAATATTGAGGAAGGAACCGAGGTGAGAAAAGTGAACCACAAATTATATTTTCTTTCTTGCGTGCTTTCAACTATTTCTTTGATTATTTCTGCATTGATACTGTTTTTTAGGTGAAAATCAATTCAAATGATTTTAACAGAGCAAGTAAAGAAGTGATTAAGGCTAGGGTTGAAATAATCAATGGATAGATTTTGAAAAATCTGTTTTTAGGAATTTCTTCAATATATGAAGTACCCTTTGGTGTAATAACAAATTGATTTGTGTAAGTGGCAACTTGTATAACACCTGAATAACCTGATATTTCATTACGGATAAATTCGTTTTTCCATAAGTATTTCACATTTGATTCACAATTTACGGAAAATTTCAGTTGTAAGTCTTTAATGTGGATATTAGGGTGCTTACTAATGTATTTGAGAATTTTTAAAGATAGTTTATCTAGCAATATGATTGCACCTCCTTTTAACACTATTCTACAACGGAAAATGTTGAAAGGCAAATAAAACATATGAAAGCGAGGTGAGAGGAATGGAAAATAGAATTGTTGAAAGCGTTGATAGTACAATAGTGAAAATATCAAAATATATTGGCACTCTTTGTGAACAAGGCTTTAAAAACGAAACAGCGGAATTAACAAAAGCTCTTGCAGTTTTAATAACCGCAAGAGCCGGGATGGATATTTTTTAATTATGTTTGTTGCTCAGCTTTTTTTGCAACATCTAAAACTTTATTGTAGATTTCCTCAAAGAACTCCCCAGCATTTTGACCTGTAATCATATTTGCCGGCTCTTGAGAACTTGCTAATTTAGTTTTAGTTAATTCTTGTGCAATTTTAAAAGCTGTTAGGTACGGAGATACCATTTTTACAGTGAACATTGTATCACATTGAAAGGATAAAGTGCAACCTAACAAGAAAGGAAGTGAGAGCAATGAATGAAAAACTTAATTTTCGAGATGACCTGTTGAGAGAACTTATAAGAAAAAATAAACTCTCACAGCACAAGGTTGCCAAAGCCTTGAGGATGTCAGATAAAACATTTTCTAATAAGATGAATGGCTATATAGATTGGAAACTTAATGAAATTCAGCGCATGCAGAGGTTGCTTAATGGAATGGACGTTAATTTAGTTTTTAATCTATAAAAAGTTTGAGCAGAGTGCCGTTACACCCTGCTCAGTCGGTAGATTATTTACTTTTTCTGCCATGTGTTTTTGTCTGTGATAAAGCGCTACCAGCAACACTCTTGGATTTAGGACTGTAACGTCCGTCACGCAGAATGCTTGAGGCTTTAGAAGCAACACTTGGACTTGTCTGTTTTTTATTTGCCATAACTTTCCTCCTTTCACTAATTTATGTAACTATTATACCATATATTGTAGAAAAGGTCAATGTTTATAGCAAAAACCTCAATATACAGTATTTTTAAAAACTTAATGTAAAAATATTTGTATTTGGTCAAGAAATATTTACAAAATCGAGGTGATAACAGTGGAAGTAATATCAACTATGCGTATAGTGACGAAGTTAATAAGAAAAGAATTGCCAAAGAGTGAAAACTCTCCGGCAGGACTTCATAAGGCTAAATACTATGTTCAGTATGTAACGATAGATGATTATTTATTGGCAGAACGAGAAGCAGTATCTTTTGACTTGGATTTGTTTGCTAAGTTTGGGAAAAGTTCGTAATAGTCCCAAATTGACACCTTATCTAAACAAAATCAACCTAACGAGTAGCATAGGAGGTTAAAATTGGCAAATAAGATTTTCTTAGAAACTGATAAAGAAAAAATTGACGCTCTTTTATATACCGCCATATTTAACGAAATTAATCGTTTGCAGTCGTGCAGTAACAAAAAAGAACGTCAGAGTATCAGAGATTTTATTTTAAAAGGGTACAAGGATTTGAAGTCAAATGATTAAATTAGTTATTTCAATTATTGCTTTACTAATAAGTATCGCAAATTTAGTTTATGTAATTACTTCACTAAGGCGATAGTCGAAGTTGCCAAATAGGGAGGTGTGAAAATGCTTAAGTGGTTTATGAAACACCCTTTGTTAACAGGGATACTAACATCGGTAATAACTTCTGTATTAACAAGCACGTTAGTATGCTTGTGGCAAGCGATATGATTATAGGAACGCAAACAAAAAAGGAGGTGAAAATAATGGATAAGCTTATACTTCCTGTGGTTAAGCCTTTAAGTCCTAAAGAGGCTAATACGGTCAGAGCTGTTATTACTGACGAAACATTAAAAGAGCTCAACCGAATATCAGATTTAACAGGCATCTATATTTCTCAGCTTACAAGAATGTGTATTGAATACGCATTGCCGAGAGTTGAAATCAAGGACAATATTTCAAATTAGATAAGAGGTGATCAATATGCAAGCAATAATTATAACCGCAATTATTTGCTTTACGGTGCTTTTAATTACTTTTAAAAAGTAGGATTTTACAATAAAGGAGGTGAGATTATGCCGAGAGAAAAACCATTATTTAGGGAAAATTTAGATAGGCTTGATGTTAAATTCCCCGATAAAGAAGTTTTGCAGTATGCAGATATAGCTCAATATCTTGGAGTTTCTAAATCAACGGTGCAACGGCATTTCAAAAAGGAATATAACAAAAAGTTACACGGCATTTCAAAGTCTGTTGTTGCAAGTGCTTTAAGCTAAGAGGAGCAGAAAATGACAAAGAGAAATCGCAAAATGACAGCTCTGCAAAAACAGGAACACGTCAATACAAGTTTACATAGAAAGTTGCGAGAGTTATGCCCTGATGTTTTAAATACTACTTATCAAGATTTTGGGAACGAAGAAGTAGTAAAAGTAATCTTCAAAAAAAGTAATCCATTGTTTTTTGACGTTTCAGGCTGTACGTTGGCAGAAATTGAAAATAAAGTAATTAATGCTTTGACGAAAAGGAGGTTTAAAAATGCTAAGTAAATATGAAACAGTGATGTTGTATGTTATGGCTGTTGTGGACTGTATAGAGCGGTTCTTTGTTAAATACTTTCCGACTGCGTGCATTATGTTTGTCATTCTATATGTGTATGGAATAGTAGGCAGTATGGAGCAGGGCAGAGGTGTTGACTTCCAGTCAATCATTACCGTTGCGGTTGTATTGACCGTTCTTGCACTAATTTACAACGTGCTGATACTAAAAAATTACATTAGGAATGGTAAAAGGAGAAGAAAAAGTGAAAACATATAAAGGATTTGACAAAGATTTAAAATGCCGTGGCTTTCAATATGAGGTCGGCAAAGAATACGAAGAACCAACAGCAAGTTGTTGTGACAGAGGCTTTCATGCTTGTGAAAATCCGCTTGATGTTCTTGGTTACTACGACCCCGCAAATAGCAGATTTTGTGAAGTAGAGCAGGACGGAGATATTGATAAGAGTGACGACGACAGCAAGGTTGCCTCTTCTAAAATAAAAATCAATGCAGAGATTGGCTTAAGTGGATTAATCAATGCCGGTGTTAAATTTACATTAGATAGGGTGAAAAAAACTAATTCAAATACTGGCGACCGCTCAGCAAGTACCAATACTGGCGACTACTCAGCAAGTACCAATACTGGCGACTACTCAGCAAGTACCAATACTGGCGACCGCTCAGCAAGTACCAATACTGGCTACGGCTCAGCAAGTACCAATACTGGCGACCGCTCAGCAAGTACCAATACTGGCGACCGCTCAGCAAGTACCAATACTGGCTACGGCTCAGCAAGTACCAATACTGGCGACCGCTCAGCAAGTACCAATACTGGCTACGGCTCAGCAAGTACCAATACTGGCGACCGCTCAGCAAGTACCAATACTGGCGACTACTCAGCAAGTGCAGTTAGTGGTAAAGGTAGCGTGGCTTTAGTAACAGGATATAAAAGCAAGGCAAAAGCCTCTATTGGTTCAGCCGTTGTTATATGCGAACGAGGAGAGTGGAATGGGGAAGATTATCCGCTTTTGAATATTAAATCAGCTATTGTTGATGGCAAGAAGTTAAAAGCTGATACGTTCTATACATTAGAAAACGGCAAATTTGTTGAGGCAGATAATGACAAGTAAAGAGAAAAGCCACTAAGGGACGGCAATCCCATTAGTGGCAAACAAAAATTATCAAAATCATTATAGACGATATTTTTTAAATCGTCAAGGAGGATATTAAATGAAAACATCAAAAATCACTATTCGTTCATTATTTGGAATTAGCGAAAAAGTACTTGACGGTAATTCTGTAGAGATAACCGGTAAGAAAGGTGCAGGTAAAACATCAATATTAGATGCTATAAGATATGCTCTTACAAATTCCTCAAACCGTGACCTTATTATAAAGCAAGGAGAAGATGAGGGAGAAATTATTATTGAAACAGATAGCGGACTGACCATTGACCGTAAAGCAAGAACAGCAAAGGCTAACTCAATATCTGTTAAGGATGGAGATACTACATCAACTAAGCCTGAAACCTTTTTAAAGAGTATTATAACTCCTTTACAACTAAATCCAGTTGCTTTTACACAAATGACAAAGCAAGAACAGAACAGAGCTATACTTGATTTGATTGATTTTGATTGGGATATGGATTGGATTAGAGATAAATTTGGGGAAATTCCGGCAGAAGTTGATTATAGTCAAAACATTCTGCAAGTACTTAATGATATTCAGTCTGAAAAGGGTGTTTACTATCAGAGTAGGCAGGATATTAACAGGGATATTCGTAACAAGCGTGCATTTATAAGTGATATAGTTAAGGATTTGCCCGAAAACTATAAAGCTGACTACTGGGAACAATATGACTTGCATTCAAAATATACGGAGCTTTTAAAACGTCAAGACGTTAATAACAAAATTGACAGAGCGCAACAGTTTAGAGATAGTTATAAAAATGAGCTTCGTGGTTTACAAGCTCAGAGGGATATTGACATTACAGCAATAGAAAACAGCATCAATACTGAGCGAGAAAGTCTTAAAACTTCTATAGCAAGAATGCAAGCAGAAATTAAATCAGCAGAGGACAAGCTGAATAGCTTGAATGAAAAGTTTGACGATAAAGTATCTGTTGCTAACGCTAATTACAACTCAGCTAAAGAAAAGCTTGACAAGGATACTGATGTAGCTAATCAGTATGCAGATTTGCAGAAACAGCCTACAAAAGAACTGCAAGAAGAAATTAGGTATGCCGAACAAATGAAAAAACACTTGTCAGAGTACAAGCGAATGGAGGTTATGCAATCAGATTTAGATGCTTTAGTTGCAAAGTCTGAGGAATATACATCTAAAATTGAGTTAGCAAGAAATTTGCCGGGGGAAATACTTCAAAACGCAACACTACCGGTAGATGGACTTACAGTAGAGGATGGCGTTCCTCTTATTAATGGCTTACCAATTTCCAACCGTTCAGATGGAGAACTTCTTGAACTGTGCGTTGATGTAGCTATAAGCAATCCAAGTGGCTTGCAGATTATATTAATTGATGGTGCTGAAAAGCTTGATGATGAAAGCAGAGCTTTACTTTATAACAAATGCAAAGAAAAAGGCTTGCAATTTATAGCAACACGAACCACAAACGATAATGAGCTCATAGTTACAGAACTGTAGGAGGTACATATATGACACATTGGAAAAAATTAACAAACCCAAACTATTTGGGTGCATATTCAATCGAAAATGGACAAGATTTAGTCCTAACAATTAAGTATGTGAATGAGGAAACTGTAATCGGTACAGACGGTAAAAAAGATAATTGTGTGGTTTGTCACTTTGTTGAAAATGTAAAGCCAATGATTCTTAATGCAACCAATATGAAAATGATAACCAAACTTTATAAGACCCCATATATTGAGGATTGGGCTGGGAAAAGAATCAAGATTGGTATTGAAAAAATTAAGGCATTTGGAGAAATTGTTGAAGCTCTTAGAATTAGGAAAATTGTTCCTCAGGTTCAAGTAGCTGAATTGCCAAAATGTGAGCTTTGCGGTAATGATATTCAACAATATAGCAGTATGACCTCAGAACAGCTTGCAGCGTACACCAAAAAGCAGTATGGCAAACAATTATGTTCAGCTTGTGCTACTAAGCTTGCTCAACAGGTTGCTACACAGACGGAATCAGAGGAGGAAAGCAACAATGCCGTTGACGAATGAAAACTACTTTAGCGTTGAAAATCAAATGAAGTATATGGGTGTATCTCAATTCAAGGCTTTTGAAAATTGTCAGGCTTCCGCTTATGCGGAAGTTACCGGCAATTATGAGCGTGAGAAATCTACTCCACTTCTTGTAGGTTCGTATGTGGATGCACATTTCGAGGGGACGCTTGATATATTCAAGGCAAAGAATCCTCAGCTATTTAAACGTGACGGTAATCTTAAATCTGAATATATCAAAGCAGAACAGATTATTGAACGTGTTGAGCGTGATCCACTGTTTATGGAATATATGTCAGGTGAAAAGCAAGTCATAATGACAGGTATTATAGAGAATGTTCCTGTCAAAATCAAGATAGATAGTTACCACCCTGACAAGATAGTTGATTTAAAGGTTATGAAAGATTTTCAGCCTATGTATGTGCCTGAGCAGGGCAGATTGAATTGGATTGAAGCGTGGAGATACGATTTACAAGGTGCAGTTTATCAAGAGATAGTAAGGCAGAATACAGGCAAGACGTTACCATTTTTCTTAGCAGCAGTTACTAAAGAAAAAGAGCCTGATATTGGGGTTTTTGAAGTCCCACAGAGTTATCTTGATGTAGAACTTGAAAACTTCAAAAGTAAGGTAATGCTGTATGACGCAATAAAAAAAGGAACAATTGAGCCTGAGAGATGCGAACATTGCGACTTTTGCAAAGCAAGCAAGGTTTTATCTGAGGCGGTTAGTTTGGAGGTATTAGATTATGAATAGTGTTAATTTAACCGGTAGATTAGTTGCAAATCCTGAATTGAAAACCACTGATTCAGGTATTGAAGTTACAAACTTTAGAATTGCTGTGAATAAGGATTATGCCAAAAAAGGCGAAGAAAGAAAAGCTGATTTTTTTGAAATTGTAGCTTGGAGACAGACAGCGGTTTTTGTTTGCAGATATTTTCACAAAGGTGACGGTATTGGCGTTGTAGGTAAGCTTCAAACTCGCACTTATCAGGCTAAGGACGGTACAAACCGTTATGTAGTAGAGGTAGTGGCTGATAATGTAGAGTTCCCTCTCAGCAATAGTAAGACAGATGGACAAGCGATATCACAAAATCAGGACTATTCAGTACCGTCCGTTCCGGCTCAAACTACAACACCGGCAGATATATCAAATCTAACTCTTGATGATGATTTGCCTTTCTGAGGTGACTATGACTATACAAATTGACAGTCGAGAAAAGGCAAGGGCGATAACTAAAATACTTGACGAATTTAACAATCAAGGGGTTCAGCATTTTATATCAAAGCTCCCTTGTGGTGATTATTGTAATTTAGATAACGCACGATTTTGTATTGATAGAAAGCAGAATTTGCTTGAAGTGTGTAGTAATGTTTGTCAGCAACATAAACGATTCACAGAGGAACTTAAACGTGCAAATGCGTTGGGTATTAGACTTGTGTTTTTAGTTGAACACGGCTCAAATATAAGGACATTAGAGGATGTTAAGTATTGGACTAATCCAAGACTGAAAACATCACCTTTAGCAGTTTCAGGAGAGAGACTTTACAAAATTCTATCAACTATGGAAAAGACTTATGATACAAAGTTTTACTTCTGCAATAAAGCTGAAACAGGACAAAGGATTATTGATTTGCTGAAAGAGGGTATAGTAGATGTCTAAAAAAGGTTGGGCTAAATCTCATCGTTCTATGTTAGATAATCCTATTGTTATGAAAACCACTGACCATTTTGCTGTGTGGATGTATCTTGTCCTCTCAGCTTCAAGCAAGACACGGAAAGCAATATTCAAAAATGAAGAAATCGTTCTCAAACCAGGGCAACTTATTACGGGTCGTAAAGCAATTTCAGAAAAATTCAAAAATTTAAACGAGAGTAAGGTTCAACGAGTTTTGAAAGACTTTGAAAATGCACATCAAATTGAACAACAAACAAGCTCTCAAAATCGGCTTATTACCTTGATAAATTGGAAAAAATATCAAGGAAGTGAACAACGATATGAACAACAAGTGAACAACGAGCGAACAACGACTGAACAACAAGTGAACAACGAGCGAACACATAACAAGAATAGAGAGAATATAAAGAATAGAGAGAATGATAAGAATGAGAGAGAGGGGAATAAAATTCCCCCAGCTCACTCACATCAGCACAAAATTTCTTTTGGATTATTTCATAACGTTTTGTTAACTGACAAAGAGGTAGCAGACCTTGAAAGCAAATATCCTGATTTGTACAAGGCAAAAATCGAAAGGTTGTCAAGTTACATAGAATCGACTGGTAAAGAATACAAAAGTCATTATGCAGTATTGCTTCAATGGTTGGCGGAGGATTTGGCAAAGGGTGAACAGCGCAGAGGCAAGTCCAAAGGCAACAATAGTCCATATGCTAACGAATTTGACAAAGTTAGTCAAGAAAGGTCTTATGATATTGAGAAACTTGAAAAAATATCAATCGACATTGATTAAACGCAACATGAGTAGTTACTCAGGAGATGATGACCTTGAGTTTTAGATACAAAACAGTGATGTGTGGCAGATGTAAGAATGAGTATAGAGTTGGTTGTGGTCAGTATCGCACTTGCCCACGTCCACAGGTTATAGCAAAGTACGGAAAACGTATCTGTGTTGAATGTTGCAGAAAGTGTAAATTTGTTGAAGTTGAAAAATATGGGACATTCAGAGCGTATGGGTGTGGTTATAACAAGAATAAGGAGGAAAATCAATAATGAAAGCTCACATACCGGTTACTAACTCTCAACGCAAGATAATTCAGCGTGAATGTGAAATAATAGCCAAACGTGAAGTAGAGCGTAAGAGAGCTGACTTAACCCGTAGAATATTCAAAACAATGATGCTTGCTTTAAATGAGGAGTTTGGTTTTGGACATAAGCGTTGTCTTAGAGCATTGGGCGCTATGACAGAAATTATGGAAAGGTCAGACACTGATATAATTTATTGGGAACACATTGACAAAGTAGTTGTTGACAGATTGAAACTTAAATTTGAACGTGATTATACGGAGAGAGGAAAGGCGGTAAAGGAATGACACACGACATTAATGCTTTAGACCAAAGGCAACTTGAAACTATGCGGAAGTTTTTAAAACTGCGAAATAAAAACACTTGTACAAAACAGGATGTGCAGTTGTTGAAATCTTATCTTGATAAAATTAGACAAGCTATGATACAAAAAACAGCAGGTCAACGCAAAAATGACCCGGTTGCTAATGTTGATTTTAATGATTTGGGCACATATATCAATTTAGCTGTATTGCAATCTATGACATTATATATTTATGGCGGACTTGATGTGTTGGAACAGGCACTAAAGGAGAGTGAGGAGAAATGAGTTTCTCAAAAGATAGTAAAATGTGTGAGAAATGTAAATATCACGACATTTGCAAAAACAAACGTGAAGAGTGCTTATTAATATCACTTATGCCAACCGCAAATATAGCAAGTGTGGACGCTAATCAACCTATGCTTAAAACTGCAACATTAAGTCTTGAGCACACTATTGAACACATTTCATATGAGCAGAGAAAAAAAGAATTTGAAGAAGAACTAAATTGTAATTTTAATTTTAATTCAATGTTTGGAGCATGAGCAAGAATGACAAACTTTGAAAAAATTAAAAATATGAGTGTTAATGAAATGACAGAATTTTTTGCAAAACATCAAATGTGTAGTGTCTATAATATTTGTGAATATGAGTGCAACGAGTGCTTTAAAAAATGGCTTGAAAGTGAGAGCGAGGTATAACGTGACACTAAAGGATATTAAAAACATAGACAAAGAAATATCAAGATTAAATTCAAAGGTTGCTAAGCTTGAAAGCGGAGTTACAAGTACCGCACCTAATATGTCAGGATTGCCAAGTAGCAATGATGTTTCTGACAAGGTAGGAAATGCTGTAGCTGAAATTGCAGACATCAAACGAGAGATACAAAATCTTGAAATATTACGCAACTCTGCTTTGAATCGCTTATCAAATGATATTCTTGTAGAAAATTGTTTGTTTATGAGGCTAAGTTTAAAATACAGTTGGGCAAAAATTGCAATGACTTTAAACGGTGTCTATACTCCTGACTATATACGCTTAAAATGTCACCATTACAAGTGGTAAATAAAAATTGTTCGTTTTTTCGTTTTTACGGCATTATAATATATAATAGGAGATTTGGATATGACGGCTAAAGATTATGAGCTAATGGCAGAGGAGTATTTTCAAACTGCTGAAGCTTTAACAAAAGTAATACATAAATACGAGGATATGCTCAAAAATCCACAAGGGATTAATCTTGAGTATGTCAATTCTAAAATTGCCTATTTTGGTAGTTTAAAAAACTATGCCACGAATACAGGCAACAATCTCAGAGCTAAAGCTGTCAAGCTCTCCAATAATTAGCTTTTTCTCCTTATAATTATAAATCTATTTTTTTCACAGCAGAGCCGTCCTATATGGGCGGTTTTGTTGTAATAAGAGGTGACAAAATGTACAGAGATACAAAAAGAATGGTACAATTACCGGAAAAGTAAAAAGTAGAGTGTTGGTAGCAAGCACACGTTGATTGACGTAGGACCGATGCAAGTTCGGGAACTTTTTGCTTTTATAGAGAGTACTTCCGAGTGCTCTCTTTTCTTTTGCATAAAAATAAGAAATAAAGAGAGGTGGTGTTGTGGCAAAGGGTAAATACGAAAAGTGGCTTAAAAAAGAAAATTTAATACTGCTTGAGGGTTGGGCGAGGGACGGCTTGACTGAGGAACAAATTGCAAAAAATATGGGAATTAATGTAGCTACCTTATACAGGTGGAAAAACGAATATTGCGAGATTTGCAATGCCCTAAAAAAGGGTAAGGATGTAGCCGATTATCAAGTTGAAAATGCTTTGTTTGAAACTGCCTTAGAGGGCAACACCACAGCACAAATCTTTTGGTTGAAAAACCGCCGTCCCGACAAGTGGCGAGATAGGCAAAAAGAAGATAGTAACTCAGAGGCTCTTGCTAAGCTTGATAACATTCTTGCAGAAATCAAAATTGACGCTAATAATTCAGTAAAGGAAAAATAAAATGGGATATACGAAAAAGCAAAAGGAATATATTGCAAAAGCTAACCATCGCTGGAATATAAAAAGCGGTGCTGTTCGTTCAGGCAAATCTTTTGTTGATGTTACCGCTGTTATCCCAATGCGTATTCGAGAGCGTATAGGTAAAGAGGGGCTTTGCTTTATTATTGGCGTGTCAAAGGAAACGATTGAAAGAAACGTACTGCAACCAATGCGTGAAAAATATACAAGCGAAGTTGTAGGTACTATAAACAGCAGAAATATAGCGCTGGTATGTGGTGAGCCTGTTTATTGTCTTGGTGCTGAAAAAGTCAGTCAGGTTGCAAAGATTCAGGGTGCCAGTGCTAAGTACATATACGGTGATGAGGTAGCAAAGTGGAATGAAGATGTTTTTAATATGCTTAAAAGCCGTCTTGATAAACCCTATAGCTGTTTTGATGGAAGTTTGAACCCTGAACATCCTACCCACTGGCTAAAAAAGTTTATAGATTCAGATGCAGACATTTATTTACAAGAGTACACTATATTTGATAATGCTTATTTATCCAAGGAGTTTGTAGCAAATCTATGTAGCGAGTATGAAGGTACTATTTATTATGAGCGACTTATAAAAGGCAAATGGGTGCGTGCTGAGGGTGCTATTTACAGAAAGTTTGCAGACAAACATACAAACTTTTACTGCAAGATAGTTGATAAGCTTAATCCTAACGCAAAAGCTAAGGAGATATTGTTATCAGATATTCAAGAAATAACAATGGGAATTGACTTTGGCGGTACCAAGTCCGGACACTCCTTTGTAGCCACAGGACATACAAGAAATTACAAAGAATTGATTGCATTAAAAAGTGAAAGGCATTTCGGAGAATATGATCCAAATGATATAGACGGGCTGGCGATAGAATTTGCTCAGTCTGTTTTTGATATATACGGCAATTTAGATTATGTGTACTGGGATAATGCCGAAAGTGTATTAGGCAGAGGTATCAAGAAAGCTTTTGATAAAGAATTTCCCAACGTGATAGTAAGACCGGCACGCAAAGAACATATTAACGATAGAATACACTGCACTACTCGTTTAATGGGTGCCGGTAGATTTTACTATACTGACGGTTGCGACACGTTAAAAGACGCTCTTACTGAAGCTGTTTGGGATAGTAAACAACAAAATGACGAAAGGTTAGATGATGGCTCTACTGATATTGATACATTAGACGCTTTCGAGTACACATTTGAAAGGGATATGAAAAAGTTTATAAAGGCGAGGTAATATGGGATTAATAAATTTTGCGAAAGGAGTATGGGGCAGATTGTTTCCAATTAAAGATATAAGAACAGCTTTAGGAGTAACACCGGCTATTTCTCAAACAATGGTATCAAAAATTGAAAGATGGTATAATTGCTACGCCGGAAAAGCTTATTGGTTAGATGATGATAAGAATATAATTAGCTTGCGACTTGAAAAGGCTATTACAAGAGAATTTAGCAATATTGTGCTAAATGAAATGACGGCAAAGGTATCGTTACCGGCACTTGATGAAATCTTTTCAACTGCATTAAAAAATATTAATGAGGAATTGCAAAAAGGATTAGCTACAGGAGCAATGATTATTAAGCCTTTAGGAGAAGATAAAGTACAGTTTGTCAGTCAACGCAATTTTGTGCCTGTTGAATATGATGAAAGAGGTAGATTGTTAAAAGTAGTATTCGTTGAGTACAAGACAATTAATGATAAATATTATACAAGGTTGGAATATCACGACTTACACCCTACCAAAGGCTTGACTATTACCAATACAGCATACGAATCTATAAGTGTAAGTGCTTTAGGTCGTAGAATACCTTTAGAAAAGGTTGACGAATGGGCAAACCTTGAAAGTGAAATCAGTTACCCTTTAATGTTAAGACCGGCGTTTGGATACTACCGAAATCCTATTGACAACACTATAGATGGTTCACCTGTAGGCATTTCAATTTTTGAAAATGCTTTACATAACATCAGGCTTGCCGATATACAGTTCGGTAGATTAGATTGGGAGTTTGAGAGTGGAGAGAGATTTATTCACGCAAATGAAACTCTGCTGAAAGATGGTCAGCTTGCTAAGGGACGTGACCGTTTATATCATTATGTTGATAGTGATGACGAAAACCTTTTGCAAGAATTTTCTCCTGTGTTCAGACAATCTGATTTGATTTCAGGATTAGAAGAATATAAAAGAAACATTGAGTTTTCTGTTGGGCTTTCTTATGGTGATATTTCTAACCCTCAGACAGTGGCTAAAACAGCTACGGAAATTAAATCAGCTAAAGACAGAAAGTACAATACAGTTACTGCAATTCAAAAGAATTTAAAAGATTGCCTTGAAGATTTAGTTTATGCCCTTGCTTTCTTTAATTCTATGGCAACAAAGAAGTATGATTTTGTATGTGATTTTAAAGATAGTATTCTTACAGATGAGGACACAGAAAGACAAAGAGATATACAGGATCTTAATTTGGGTATTCTCAGACCTGAAGAATATAGAGCGAAATGGTATTCAGAAGATGCAAAAACAGCCCTTAACAATTTGCCTAAATCGGCTGATGTGATTGAATAATGTTTACTCCTGCTGAAATTGAGGCTATGCCTCTTGAATTGGAATCAGAGTTTAAAGACCTTGAAGCAAGGATAACAGAGGATATTATCCGAAAGCTGAAAGCAAACGGCGGTGACATTACAAGAGCTACTGATTGGCAAATACATAGACTTTATGAGCTTGGTGTTAGTAAAAAACAAATACAAAAAGTTATACAAAACTCTTTAGACTTATCTAATGATGAGATTGAGCGTGTCTTTTCTGAAATTATAGAAAGTGGTTATGCTCGTGATGAAAGCCTTTATAAAACTTTAGGCAAAGAGTTTATACCCTTTCAAGAAAATGAACCACTGCAACAGCTTATAGGCGCAGTTAAAGAGCAGACACAACAAGAATTTAAGAATATAACTCAGTCTTTAGGCTTTGCAATCAGACAGCCTGACGGTAAGGTTAAATTTAAACCTATTGCCAATTATTACCAAAACACTTTAGATAAAGCTATGCTTGATATATCAAGTGGGGCTTTTGATTATAATACAGTCCTGAAACGAACTGTGAAAGAGCTTACTAATAGTGGCTTGCGTACCGTAGATTATGCAAGTGGTTGGAGTAACAGAGTGCCTGTTGCTGTTCGCAGAGCAATAGTTACAGGCTTTAATCAGGTGGTTGCTAAGATTAATGAGGATAACGCAGAAAAACTTGAAACTGATATGTTTGAGGTTAGTTGGCATAGTGGACATAGACCCTCTCACTGGTGGGGTGGTCGCTGGTACACTAAAGCTCAGCTTGTAAGTGTTTGTGGTTTGGGTGAGCCTGACGGCTTATGCGGTTGTAACTGCTATCATTCTTATAGCCCTGTAGTTCCCGGTGCTTCTGTTCCTACATACACAAAAGAACAACTTGAAAAGATGGAAGCTCAGGAACAAGTAAAGAAAGCTTACGGCAACAAGGAATACACTAAGTATGAAGCCTTACAAATGCAACGTAAACTTGAAACTAAAATGAGAACTCAAAGACAGGAAATTAAACTGCTTCAAGAGGGCGGAGCTGATGAAAACGAAATTATATCAGCAAAAGTCCGATACAATGGTACATCATCTGAGTATGTAAGATTTTCTGAGGCTATGGACTTACCACAACAAAGGGAAAGAGTAAATGTTGATGGGTTGCAGAATATAGGAAATGTGAAACATTACTTGAAAAATGCACTTGGAACACCTATAATAGAGGTAAAGAAAACCACCGTGACAGGACAGCCAAATTCAATTACACAACGAACTAATAAAAAAGGCGGTGTTGATAGGAATTATTATGGGAATGATGGTATTCAGAAAAAACAAATTTCCAATAACGACCATGGGCATAAAAAAGAAAGTGAATTTGGTAATCACGGCGAACACGCTCACGACTATTTTATTGATGAAAATGGTGGAATTAGGCACGGGGAACCAAGAGAACTTAATGACATGGAAAGAAAGGAGAATGCAGACATATTATGAAAGCTGAAAAAATTAAAAATCGCATAAAAGAATGTGTTACACTTTTTGGATTTGAATATAATGGGAAAGAGGGTAATGTTGACCCTTATTATATTCCTACGAAAAAAAGTTATGAATTTTTGCTTTGCTTTGACGGAAACGAGCAAACAGTATATGATATTGAAGCAGTTATGACTACTCCTTTTATTAACGGTAAAACATTAAATGAAGTATGTAATAAAATAGTAATAACAGATTGGTAACCGCCCACATTAGGTTGTGAGCGGTATTTTTATATCAAAAAGCAAAGGGGAAGCATAAAATGGGAAACAAGGATTTTGAAAGACTATGTATTTCGACGGTTGCTGATTATGTCAATGAACATCTTGATAAATCAGACAGCAAAAGTATTACAGAAAGTGGTGTGTACATTGTATGGGAATGTAAAACATTGCAAAACAATAAAGCTCTACTAAGCACAACATTGTCTGACGGTATGTATTATGAGATTACATACAACGGCGACAAGAAAGAAGCTTATGTTGATGTTTACAAGAAGTGGGAAAATTATGTAGTTAAAGCGGAGTAGCACTTTGCTCAAATGCAGGGTGCTATTTTTATACCCTTTTTGACCGTTCCTAAGTCGTAAAACTAAGGATAGATTGAGGTGCTACCTCGTATAAAAAGCGTATCGAAGAAAGGAGCATTATTATGCAAAGAAAATTTTTAGAGGATTTAGGACTTGAAAAAGATGTAATTGATAAAGTCCTGAATGAAAACGGCTCAGACCTTGAAAAAGCTAAATCCAAACTTGAGGTTGAGCGTGACAACTACAAAGGACAGCTTGGAACAGCTCAAACCGCTTTAAAGGAATTTGAGGGCATTGACGTTAAGGACTTGCAAGGTAAGATTGATTCCCTTACTGCTGACCTCACAACAAAAGAGAACGAATATCAGGCTAAGATTGCTGATATGGAATTTAACTCTATTCTTGATGGTGCTATCACTAAAAGCGGCGCAAAAAACACAAAAGCTGTCAAGGCTCTGCTTGATATTGATACATTAAAATCAAGCAAAAATCAGGCAGAGGACATTACAAATGCTCTTGAAAACATTAAATCTGAGAATGATTATATGTTTAATTCACAAGAGCCTTTTAAAAATCCTGTCAAAGGGACAGGTACAGAAAGGACAGATGCTCTTACACAGGAGTTATTCGCTAAAATGAGCTATAAAGAGCGAGTAGCACTTAAAAAGAGCGACCCACAAAAATATAAAGAATTGAAAGGATGATTTAATTTATGGCAAATGATATTACAAAAATTACTGATTTAGTTGATCCTGAAGTTATGGCGGATATGATTTCAGCAAAACTACCACAGAAAATTAAAATTACACCGTACGCTGATATTGATACAACCTTAGAGGGCGTACCGGGTGACACAGTTACAGTACCTAAGTTTGAGTACATTGGTGATGCTGAGGATGTTGCCGAGGGTGTAGAAGCCGGCACAGTTAAGCTCACAAGTACCACAACTAAGGCTAAAGTTAAGAAAGCTATGAAAGTAGTAAGTATTACTGATGAAGCCGTTTTAAGTGGTTATGGTGACCCGGTAGGACAGGCTAACTCTCAGTTGCTTATGTCGATTGCGGCAAAGGTTGATAACGATTCAATGGATGCGCTTCAGACTGCAAAAATGACATATACAGATACCGGAATAATCAGCTATGACGGTATCGTAAATGCTGTTGACTTGTTTGAGGAAGAGGATCAGGTTGCAAAGGTTATGTTCGTTAATCCTAAACAGGTTACCCAGCTTCGCCTTGACAACGATTTCAAGGACATCAGACAGTATCCACTTGAAACAGTTATGACAGGTGTTATCGGCGAAATTGCCGGATGCCAGATTGTACCTTCAAAAAAGGTGCCATTAAAGTCAGGTGTTTATACTTGCCCAATTGTTAAGATACAGACTGATGAGGAAGTGGATGACGTTACGGCGGCTATCACTGTTTATCTTAAACGCAGAGCTAATGTTGAAACTGACCGCAATATTAAGTCTAAGGTTACTGACATTGCTGTTGATCAGCATTACACAGTTGCGTTATCAAATGATAGCAAGGTAGTGCTTGCTAAATTCAAGGCTACTGCCGGCGCATAAGAAAGGATGTGAGGCGGTAAAATGATTGTCTATGCTGACAGCGATTTTTATATAAATGAATATCTTTTAGGCAAGAAAGCGGTCATTGACACCGCTTCTTTTGCTTTCTACGCACGCAAAGCAACACAATTTATTAAGAAATATACTTTTGATAATGTTCCCGAAACTGTCCCTGAAGTTGTAAAAATGTGCTGTTGTGAGGTCGCTGAGTTGATTTATAACAGTGAAAAATCAAACATATCACAAGGTATTGCTTCTGAAAGTGTCGGTGACCTTTCTGTAAGTTATGAAAGCTCAGAAAATCATACCAAACTTTTGGCAGAAAATATAAAGTCAGTGATTTATAGTTGGCTTACAGGGACAGGACTTTTATATAGAGGTGTAAGGTAATGCTATATGAATCAAGTTGCACACTTTATAAATTCAATGGCATAGGTTTTGATAGATACTATATCAACTCTTGTCATTGGCAAGAGAATAGAGCGTCTAATGTTTTAAAAAGTGGCTTGCAAAGCGCTGATAGTGTAACAGTGTATATTCAGGCAGATGAGCTTATATTATGCCCAAACGAAAGCCAATTACCGGCTACTTATATTTTCCCCAATATGGAGCTTTCACCTCAAAGCACTGCAAGAGATATGCTTGTAAAAGGTGATTGTAAGTTTACATTTGTAAATGATACTCAGCAGACAGTGTCAGAGAGTATGAAAGAGTTTAGAAAGCTTTACCCTCAGTTTGTAACAGTGTCAAGTATTGACCGTAAGCTGTACGGTTCTGCTGTTCTCAGGCATATCAAATTGTCAGCAAAGTAGGTGTAATGATGATAATTAAACAGCCGGCAAATAAAAGCATTAATACTCCAAACGGGTATTTAGAATTAAAATGGACTAATAACTTTGGTAGGCTTACCGGTGAAAAACTCCAAAAAGCTCAGGAGTTTGTAGATAGTGAGTGTATTCGACTTATGGAACCTTATACACCTTTTAGAAACGGCATACTTGAAAAATCTGCAACATTAGGCACCGTAATAGGCAGTGGTGAAATCAGGCAAATTGCACCTTATGCAAGATATTTGTATTACGGACAAGTTTACGGTCCTAATATCCCAATTATTGAAAACGGAAAAATAGTGGGATATTTCAGTCCAAAAGGCAAAGCAAAACACCCCACAGGAGCTGAAATGCAATATGACACCACTAAGCACCCACAAGCCGGTAAATTGTGGTTTGAACGAATGAAAGCAGACCACAAAGCCGATATTTTAAGAGGTGCGGCTAAGGTTATTGGAGGTACGGTTGATGAACATAATTGAGCTTGTTAAATCAGTGTTGCAAGAGTTCCCGAAAATTAACGAAGTGTGCAACGATATTCACGTTGATTTTACTGATGAAATTCCTACTAATTACGGTTTGTCACCCACAGGGGATAAGCTTGTAAAGGAAAGCATAACAGGCACTCAGATAAGGGAACATAATTTTGTGTTGTATGCAATTTATCAAAGCCAATCAGATTATGACAGACTTGCAAACAGTGGAGTGTTGCTTGAGTTGCAGATGTGGCTTGAGAAACATTCAGATAATCAGGAACTGTCTGTGATGATAGGCGAAAACAATATTGTAGGTACACTCCTAAGGCTTACTTGTGCAAACGGTATGCTTTATCAGATACCAAGCAACAATATGAATGACGGTGTTTGTTATCAACTACAAATCACCGCAAAATATAAAATTGAAAGAGAGGAAATTTAGTAATGGCAGAAACAAATACAAGTACAACAAGTGCAAATACAAGTACAACAAGTACCGGTGATGTAGTGGAAAGAAAGTGGCTTGCACATTATATTGATGCGAGCTTTAACGGTACAACAGCCAAGTACATAAGGCTGGGCGAGGATTTAGAGGAGTATTCTATTGAAATGAACGCTGATACCGACACTAAGAAAAACATTCTTGGCGAAAATTCAGTGCGAGTTAAGGGATATGAGCCTCAGGGTACAGTAGATACATATTATGCCTATCAGGGAGATGCTCTTTATACTCAGCTTGAAAGTATTATAAACGAGCGCCTAACAGGTTCTAAGTTGCGTACAACTGTTGTTGATGTGCTTGTGGACAGCACAGGAGCAGTTAAGTGGGCATACAAGGAAGATGTTGTGGTTGTGCCTCAGTCTTATGGTGGAGATACAGCAGGTGTTAATATTCCTTTTGAAATTCATTACTGCGGTAACAGAACAATGGGAACATTTAATACAAGCACAAAGACTTTTACAGCCAGCACTACTTAAGTAATAAGGGGGCGGTTTAACCGCCTCCTAAAAAACTAAAAACTATTGATTAAAGGAGCATACTTTATATGGCACAGAAAATTAATTTTAACAAAGACCTTGGTGTAAAGGAGTACTGTTTTGCTGATGATGAAACAGCAATAATCCGAGTTAATACTCGTGACCCTAATTTGTACACAAGAATAAATGAAGCTAAAAAAGAATTACAGAAGCTTGCAGATAAATATGAAAACTTCAGATCAGACAATCCCGAAGAAATAAGTGCAATGATTATTGAGTTTGACACAAAGGTAAAGGAACAGATTGATTATATGTTTAACAGTCCGGTTTCAGAGGTTGCCTTTGGTGTTTCAAGCAGTGTTGCTGTGTATGACGGTGTTCCGGCATTTCAGGCTTTTCTTAACGCTATTTTACCGGAGGTTGAAAAGGAAATTGACAAGGAACAGAAAAAGGCTGAAAAGAACGTGTCTAAGTATGTTTCCCAAGCAGAGAAGTATAAGTAAATGATTGGTGAGTTACCCAAAACTTTGGAAGTGGATGGGAAAGAATATGAAATACGCACTGATTTCAGAGTTGCATTGTTGATATTTCAGGCGCTTAACAATCCTGATTTGTCAGATAAAGAAAAAGCGTTGATTTATTTAAAAAGTCTGTATAAAGAAGTACCGCCCAATTTAGACGAAGCTTTCAAAAAAGCCGGTTGGTTTCTTGACGGTGGAAATATTCCAAAATCTAAAAAAGCTCCAAAACAACTGATGGATTGGGAACAAGACGAAAGCATTATGTTTCCGGCTCTTAATAAAGTTGCCGGCTATGAAACACGAAGTGCAGAATATTTACATTGGTGGTCTTTCTTAGGACTTTTCAACGAGGTAGGCGAGGGCTTATGGTCGCAAGTTATAAATATCCGTTCCAAAAAAGCAAAGCATAAGAAGCTTGAGAAATGGGAAGAAGAATTTTATAAAGACCACAGAGAAATCATTGACTTAAAGAAGAAATATACTTCTGATGAATTGTCAGAAATGGAACGCATAAACAAGATGTTGTCTTGATATACGGGAGGTGAACAAATGGCAGACGGCTCAATAAATTTTAATACCAAATTTAATACGGATGGTGTTGACAAAGGTGTCAATGAAATATCCTCAAAGGTTTTAAGCCTGAAAAACAAAATAGCAAACACCGAAGCCGAAGCAAAACGACTACAACAGGAGCTAAAGGATATGGCAAATGTTCCTGTTGATACAAGTGTAGGTGACAAGATTGCTAAAGACCTTGAAAAGGCTCAAGAAAAACTTGGTAAGTTAGAGGCTGAGGCTGATTCTATTCGTATTGACAAAAAGCAGTTTATTCCTGATGGCTTAAGTAATGATGAAGCTGATAACCTTATGGATAAAATGCTCGGTGATGATAAGAGCTGGCAGAAAAAGCAAGAGCAAATTGCTGATCTTGAATCACAAATCCGTAAATATGAAACCGAACTAAAAAATGCAAGAGCAACTGAAAGTCAAATGACCGGTTCAGGGACTGCTCAGTATCGTGAAAAAGAACAGAAAATACAGGAGCTAAACGGTAAGTTAGAGGTTTACAAAGTACAATTAAGAGAAACACAGCAAAAGGAAAAGGCTTCCTCAAGTGCCACGAAAGCTTCTACTAATACTGTCAAAAGCCTGTGTAACAGCCTTAGAACCTGTGCAAGTCGGCTCGGCGCTGTAGCAAAGTCAGGTTTATCTCTTGCCAAAAACGGTATTTCAAAGGCTGTAAGCGGAATAAAAAACCTTACAAATCATACAGGTAAAGCAAACTCAAAAATGGGATTGTTAGGTAAAACTCTAAAGCGCATTGAAAAAATGATTGTAGGTATGATTTTTTACAAGATCATACGGCAAGGAATACAAGCAATCGGTGATTCTCTCGGCACACTTTCAAAAGAAAGCCCACTTGTAAACAAACAGCTTTCAGCGCTTATGTCGTCACTTACATATCTCAAAAATTCCCTTGCGGCTGCTTTTGCTCCGATATTAAACGTAGTAACACCAATACTCACCCAATTTATGGATACATTGTCTAATGTCATAAATAAGGTTGGCAACTTTATTGCTGTTCTTACAGGTCAGACTTCATACAATAAAGCTATAAAGGTACAGCAAGATTATGCTAAGAGCCTTGATAGTACTACAAGCTCTACTAAAAAGTTGAACAATGAAAATAAAAAGAGCCTTGCAACTTTTGATGAGTTGAATGTTATGCAAGATAACAGTACCTCGGATACTGACAGTAGCACATCTGACAGCACTAATTATTTTCAATCAATTCCTACTGTGTTTGATAGCTTTGCCGATAAATTGAAGCAAGCATTTAAAAAGGGTGATTATAAAGCTATAGGACAACTTGTAGCAGACAAAATCAATCAGGGAATGAAAAGTATAAAGTGGAACAAAATCCGCTCTACGGCTAAGAAATGGGCGAATAATATTGGTAACTTTATAAACGGATTTGTAAAGAAATTTAATTGGAAGTTGCTCGGCTCCACAATAGCAAATTGTCTTAATACAATATCTCTTTCAGTAAAAACACTTGCTAATAAAATCGACTGGAATAAGTTAGGCAAATCAATTTCAGATTCTTTTAATTCTTTCTTTACCACATTTGATTGGGATATGTTAGGCGAAACATTGGCAAGCCTTATTAATATACCTATTGAATTCGCATACGCTTTTCTTAAAAACATCAAATGGGAAAAATTTGGTACAGCCATACATACAGCTTTGGAAAAAGTTTTTAAAAACATAGATTGGAGCAAAGCAAAGGATACTTTAGTTATAGGTATTAATGGCTTAGTATCAATGGCTATTTCCCTTATTGGTACTCCTGATTTTTCTACCCTTGGTACTAATATCTCTCAAGGCATTATTGACATGCTAAAATCAATAAATTGGGGCGATATTTCAACTCTTTTTACAACACTTGTTATTGGTGCTTTAGATTTTGTTGATGGATTTCTTGAAATTGACTGGGAAACTGCAGGAAATGACTTAGCTGAATCATTTGACACTTTCTTTGGTGAAGGTGGTGACGGTCAAAAAATATTAGATAAAATTGGAACGACTATTGGTGATTTATGCGACGACTTATTTAAGTTTGTAACTGGCTTTTTTGAAAAACAAACAACAGCAGATACGTTAGCTGATTCTATCAGTATACTTTTCAATAACGTGCCTTGGGTAAAATTGTTTATAGATGCTTTTACAGCAATTGTCAATGTTGTTTCTTGGTTAGTTGAGTTAGCGGTAAATTTGGTAGATAATTTTTGTAAAGGCTTAGCTACAGGCTTTGATAATGCCGAAGATAATGACGAATTAATGAACTCTCTTACAGGACTTGGAAAAGCGCTTGGAAACCTTTTTATTACTATTATCGAGGGTGCACTCAGGTTAATAGTAAACGCAATCCCCAACTTTATATTAGGTTTGCTGAAAGGAATATATAATGCGATTTGTGGAATAGTAGGGGCTTTTTTAGGAGATGATTGGTACCAACAACAAACTAAAGACTTGTGGGGCGCAAACTCATTAAAATTTGATTTTCCTGTTAAAATACCACGGCTTGCTACAGGTACAGTAGTACCAGCCAGTTACGGAGAGTTTTTAGCTGTTCTTGGTGATAATAGCAAAGAAGCTGAGGTCGTTTCTCCTCTTTCTACTATGAAGCAAGCATTCATTGAAGCTATGCAAGAGATTGGTATAAATTCAAACAGTGAACAACCAATAACAATTCAGCTTGACGGTGAAGTTGTCTATAAAAATGTTGTAAAGCACAACAATAAAGACAAGAAAAGACGTGGCAAATCTCTTTTGGCATAAAATATACATATTATTGATTAATGCTTTTATTTGTGTTACAATTAGCTAAAAGGAGGGTTTCGTATGAACAATACTTTATTGCCACAATCCAATAATAACAAGGTTCCTTTCTATAAGAAACCTCAGTTTTTATTTACTTTAATCGCCATTGTTGCTTGTGCGTTGGTTGCATCACAAGTTTTTAGTGACAAAAGCAACTCAAATCAAGAAAACAGCAACTCAAGCACTGTTAGTGAAACAGAAGCTACAAAAGACCCTAAAATCGTAAAAAAAGAGTTTAAGAAATCTTGTAAAAGTATAAAATATAAAACCTTGGCAAGAAATCCTGATAAATACAAAGGCAAGAACTACAAGTTGACAGGTAAGGTAATTCAGGTACAAGAGCCTACCTATGGCGATACCGTAGGGCTAAGAATAAACATCACTAAGGAAACGGCTAAATATATTGACTATGTGTCTTGGTCTGACACTATTTATGCAACTGTTGAGATACCTGAAGGAGAAGATAGAATACTTGAGGATGATATTATAACGTTTTGGGGTACTTGTGATGGTTTGTATTCATATACAAGTATCACTAATTCAAAAATATCTTTGCCAAAGATAGATATTATGTATTTTAATATTCTTGATGAATAAAAAGTAATCCACTCTAAACAGAGCGGTAAATGTAATAATTTAACACTATAGCGTACATCTTAGGATGTGCGCTATTTTTATATTTTTTAGGAAGGAGTGCAAAAATGTATGGAGAAACATTTAAAGGTTATTTACTAAAGTTTACTAAGACTAATGCTTTGTTTCCTAATGAATTTATTTCTGCGGACACTTTCAAGGCTACTCCTCGACAGAGAACAGAAATAAAAGCATATCGTGATAGTCTTAACAAACTTCACAGAACCACTTCACCAAATCACAAATCCAAACTTGTGTTTAGCACTACTGCTCTTACCCTATCAGAGCTTAGAAAAATTCTCAATTTGTTTGACAAAGCATATTCAAATAAAACGCAAAGAAAGGTTTCGGTAGAATATTGGGATGATGAGTTGTTGAGCTACCGTACTATGACGGCATATCTTGCTGATGTTACCTACACAAAAGAAAAAATAACGAGTGACGATATAAGCTATTCATCTGTTGAATTTACATTGGTTGAATATTAGGGTGGTGGTTATTTGCTTAAAATAAATAGTGATGACAACATGGATAAAAAATATAAAAATCAAATTATCAACGAGTTGTTAGATAATGTGCTTACTATTCATATACTTGGAGATAATGGTATGGCTTCTGTTGATGAAATAACAGAAGATAACATTGTTTCCGAAAGTATGACACTCAAGCAAAGTATTCTTGACGGAGATAACTTCAAATTTGGCGGTTGTATAGCAAGTGAATTTGATATACAGCTTATTGATGACGAAAATAAGTCTTTTGGAAGCGATTTAGTTGGAAAAGAAATATTAGTAACAATGGAACAGCAATACCCTTCTGGTACTTTGTATCCCAGTACAAGTTTGTATCCTGCAACTAATTTATATCCGGGCTATTATACATTAACTACAACTTGGCAAATTTTTGTTGGAACTATAGATAGTGTTAAAAAAGATGATGAAAATAAGCATATACACAATATAGTTGCTTATGACCCTATTGCTAAGTTATATCAAAACAATGTAAGTAACAAGCTTTATAAAGCTATGACCGGTGATAAAGCGACAATTAAAGAACTTTTAGCTTTATGTTTGGGAAGCGAACAAATGTTTAATAGTAATGATTTTGGGCTGTACGAAAATTATGGACAGTTTAAAAATTATTGGTGGGAAGCAGAAAAAAAGAAAAATTCAAGTAGTACAAAAATCACCAAGGGTGAGTTGCTTGCTGATATTTGTGAAATTAACTGCGGGTTTGGTTTTTATAGACCAAGTGAACTTTCTATACTTGAATCTAAAGAAGTAACTGTTGGTTCTGAAACTTATATTAATCAAACAAAAGTAAAATATGGACAGCTAAGGCTTTTACGTTATGGTGATGATATTTGTGGAACGGAAGAGTACGAATTTTATGAATCATTAACCACAGACGAACAAACAACATCCGATTTTGAGGGGATTATATTTCCTTACGGAGGAGTAGCTGAAGAGGTTGATAAGAAC